CAAGGCACCGGCCAGTATCGCATCATCAATGCAAGCACCACTGTTACGGTGTTTCTAGGGGTGGGCGGCACAGCAGCAGAGGCAGCATCTAATGCGGTGGCACCTGTTGCAGGGACACCATCGGCGGCCATCGTGCTAGTGCCAGGGGCCGTTGAGATCCTGCGCTTTGGTCGTGAGTCGTACTTTAGCGGGCTAAGTGCATCGGCTGCTACGGTCTACATCGTACAAGGCGAAGGCCTGTAGTCGTAAAGGTGCGATTATGACCCCGGAACAGCTTCTCACTTGGATAGGTATCGTGGCGGCAGTCGGTGGCGCGGCGATGACCTATGGCCTATTGCGTGGTCGTGTAGATGAGCAGGAACGGAGGATTGTTGTGTTAGAGGATCGCACTAAAGAAACCGACAGCGTTTTGCACGCGGCAATCAATACGATGGGTCGCATTGAAGAACAGATCAAAGGTCTAACCGAATTGGTCAAGTCCTTGCAGCCTCGCAGAGAGGAGCAAATTCAGCACCTCACAGAGATGATCAAATCAATTCAGCCATCACGCCGGAGGACGCCAAGTGAGTAAACCTTGGAAGCTATCAACACGGGATCTCAAGCGCCTTGAGGGTGTGCATGAATCCATCCGTCGTGTCTTGGAACGTGCTGCCTCTAATGGGGCTCCACAGTTTGCCGTAATCGAGGGCTTGAGAACTGTCGCACGTCAAAAAGAATTGGTTGCTCGCGGTGCTTCAAAAACGATGAAGTCACGCCACATTCATGGATTCGCAGTAGATATAGCCCCTCTGATCGGTGGCAAAATATCATGGGACTGGCCTGCGTTCCATCCGTTAGCTAAAGCCATCAAGGCAGCGGCTGCGGCTGAAAATGTCAATCTCAACTGGGGCGGGGATTGGAGAAGTTTTGTCGATGGTCCTCACTGGGAATTGCCCCATAAAACACATCCTGATCCAAAATAACCAAGGAGCAAAGCAAATGTCTTACATCATCAATCGTCTTAAAGAGCCTTCCACCTATGCTGGCCTTGCTGCCCTTCTCGCAGCCTTTGGCCTTAACGTTGAGCCGGGTATCCTCCAAGCTGTTGTAGCAATGGCAACGGGTCTCGCGGGCCTAGCGTCAATCCTATTGGGTGAGAAATCAGCCTAGTGTGGCTCAGGCTCACTTTCACGGCATGCCTGCTGGTGATCGTTTGTGGCGGTTTGTGGTGGGTTCAATCTAGGTTGGATCTACTGCAAACCACACAGGCCCGGCTAGTCAAAGTCGAAACGCTTCTTTCGCAATCGCAAAATGAAATTGCTGCAATGCGGGAAGCTGCCAAGCTAGATGCCCAGTTTGAACTTGAGGGCTATGAAAAGGCGGATAATGCCTGCAGGCAAACCATCAAGCAGGTGGTAGCAGGAACCCGGGTCGTTAAGGTGCCGGTGGAGGAAATCGTTTATGTCGATCGCGAAGTCGTTACGTTTCAAGATTGCCCTGCTATCAAGCTGCCTGATCTTTACCGGGTGCGAGACATACAAGAAGCCGGAACCGATCCTGATTAAACCCGCCTGCCCTGCCGTGATCACATCAGAGATACAGGCTGAGCCTAAAGCACCCCTCCAAGCCATTGTAAACGATGCAGGGCGGGATTTTCTTGCGATTGATCTACTGCCTTGGGCAAGAGATAATGCCCGTCGATTGAGTGAATCTAGAGCGTGGTGCCTAGCGTCTGCGAAACCAGTCAATAATCCGGTGCAGTAGACCATCCTGAGAGACCTCATGCGAGAACAGCAACTCCCCGCTATATTTTCCCCACGGGATTGACTTGAAACGAGCCTCAGCATCCTCTGGCGACGTGGCCTTGATCTCAAAGCCCCATCGCTCACCCCGATAGGGGTATTCGAACAAATATGTCTTATATTCTTCCATTACATGCTCCACAATATTGAGAGAAACACAAAAACGATCACGGCAAAAATGCCAAGGGCAAGCTGTGAGTTCATAGTAACGATACCTTTTCCTCTCGTGCTTTGCGCACGGTCTCGGCCAGTGCTTGCCATGCAAGGCGCAGGACTTCACCGCGTGCGCCTGATCTCAGCATCGCGTTGACGTGGCGCTTAGCCGTTTCGTTCATTCGGTCTGTAGGGGTTTGTTGGCGGGTCATTGGGTGGGCTCCACGAGCGTGCCAATTGCCTTGTCGAACAAGGCCAGCACCTCGGCGTGGGTGTGACTGTCATTGAAAGACACGATTGATCTATAACCAGATGGCATGGCCCATCGCAGTGCGCGGAATGGCCCAGCATTTGAGCCCACCTTTTCAAGCGCACCGACGGCGCACCAACAAAACGCATCAATTGAATCTGCGGTGGTTTGCTTTCCCGTCCAGTCGCGCGCGATCGTGCCTTGCGTCCACTTTGCCGGATCACTGATAAGATGGCGGGCGGCTTTGAGTGTCTCTAAAGGTGTCATGCGATCCCCCAAAAAATCAGGACAAAAACCAAGCCAAGCACGGCAAATCCAGCGATTGCCTCCAGTGGTGACACGCGGTCTGGGCCATCTTGAACGGGCTGGCTGGTGAGAAAGCGCGGCTGGTCCTGATCGGCGTAAAAGCCGTCATACAGGCGCGCGATCTTTTCTGCGTCGAGGCGGCTCATGATTGCACCGCCTTAGCCGCAGCCTTTTGCTCACGGACAATAGCAGCCTCCGCCGAACGTCTGGCCTTGGCTTCTTCTGCCGCGTCATGCTTGGCGCGATTTTCAAGCCACCATGTGTCGGCGCGTTTGATTGCGCCTTCATAGGTCGTGGCGTCGAAATAGATGTTCCAGAATTTGATTGAGCGCTTGCCGTCTTCTGCCTCGAAGCGCTCGATTAGGTTAGCACGAAACCGCATTGGCACTTTGGCCTGCGTTTCATAGACGATGATTTCTGGCTGATTGCCGCTAAAGTCCCAGCTCATCACGCAGCCCTCCGATCCAGCGAAATAGGCTTTCGCTCGGCAACCCACGCGGCATGGTGAGCGGCAAAATCGTCGTTCATTTCAATGACGCGGGCGCGGTCGAAGTTTGGCACCTCGTCTTCCAGCACGTCGATGATGCTGTGAAGCGCGTCCATGCCAGCCAGCTCGCCGATGATGGCAAGTGACGCTAGGAATGGGTCGGTAGCGGTTTCAATTTCGTTGGTCATTGGTGTCTCCTTCGTTGGTCAATATGTGCATCATATAGAAGATTTGTATTCTGTAAAGCACATTTCTATAGACTGACTGAGGTTATCGTGGTATTGCGTTGATAGGCTTTAGCCCGGAGGATTAAACCATGAAGTTAACATGTCATGAAAAATATGAAATAGCCCTTAGATGCCAACTTGCGCTGATAGAGGCACATCATCACGGGGTGCAGATCGGCGTAGATCCGCAAACCTTGCAGACTTGGATTGATGCCTGCAATGTGATTCACGCCAAAACATTCGAGGACGAACCCAATGCTTAAATGGACAGAAGCGCAAACCAAGGCCCTCAAGGAACATTTTATGGAAGGGCTATCAACCCGTGAAAGTGCTGAGGCTTTAGCGGAGGAGTTCGGCGGGCGTTGGACAAAGAACATGGTAATAGGGAGGCGGCATCGCCTTAAGCTTTCATTCGCTAAGGCTCACGGTGATCTAGCCAAGGCTATTGCTCGCAGGGCCGAACTACGCAAACAGGCGCAAGCCGGACTTCGGGAGAAAAAGAAGGCGCTGCAGCAATACAGACGCGCTCGCTCCGAAAGGGCTAAAAAGACCACGATGGAGAAGGCTCGCCTTCGGGCTGAGGCTATGATCGAGGAGAACAAATGGATGAAGCCAATTGTCTCATGCAGTGACTCAACCAAGAAGGCGGTGCTGTCTCTAAAGGCTTACGATTGCCGCTATCCATTCGGGGCGGTGGGCGATAAGGACTTTCACTTTTGTGGAGCTCCTCAGCAACCTGGCTCAAGCTATTGTGCCGAACACCACCAGCTGTGCAGTGTAGTGGTGCCGATCAGGACAATGAGATCAGCGGCGCTTTAGGCTTTCGGGAACGATCTCTTAGGCCATCGGCCCTTAGGCTTTCGGATTCCGAAGTGCTTCTGGGCCAGCCTATCTGCGCGGCTGATGTCTTTAACATCGTCAGAGGTTTTGGAGCCTGTCCCGCGATGGCAACGGCTGTGAGCAGGGCGCAGGTTCGAGATGTCGTTCGTTCCACCTAGTGCAAGCGGAATGACATGATCGATGTCAAATGCCTGACCGACTTGGATCTTCCCGGCGCAAAGGTGACAGATGCCGCCATGCTCCAAGAACACAGCGGCCCGTTGTTTAGGTGTAAAGCCTTTGCGAGGCTCTAGCTTAATTGGGCTGAACGTCACTGCTTGTTTCGCTTGTTTTCAAAATCACGGTTTATTTCAAGAACAGCTTCATGGTAAAGCATCTCAAGAGCAAATATCCAATCCGAAAGAAGATCGGCGGTCAAAAGCGGGTTTTCAAAAGTCAATTGCGTGATTTTGTTTATCCCACCATTAGTAACGTGTCCCGTGCCAGTTTCAGCGTTACCACTCAATGTAATTGAAACTCTCATATTTTACCCTTTCAGTTCAAGCCCTGCCTCTGCGGCATAGGCATATATCCAATCTATTAAGTCGCTCATCTGCGCCTTGGTCAATTGACTTGATCTAAAGCCCGTAGGGAATGGCTGGCCGTTTAAGCCCACCTCAAACTGGCAGGCATGACCGCAAGCGTGCATCACAAGCAGCTTCCAAGCGTCAGGGGTGTGCTCCCGTCCGTTAGGCTTGGCCCTGCTTAACTCAGTCAGTAAAGCCCACATAAGATCGTTCTGCTCGTGCGTTCGAACTTGGGGCTTAACCGTGACGACATAGCCTAGAGGTGCCTGCGAGACTAAGCTTTTAGCAAAGTCCCGCTGGCGTTCCCCGACTAGGATAACCGTGTGCGTCATGCCGGTGGAGCAAACCGTAGGCAATCGGCGTCTAGTTCAGCAAGAAACTCGCAGACTGCGGCCTCAATCTGGGCAATCATTTCATCGTCACGGCGAACGTGCTGGACGTGCAATTGCATGTGATCCGGCATTCGTGGGTCAAAGCTTACAAAGTCACACCACTTCCGGCCCGTGCAGGCCATCTGCCATTGCATCTGCTTCATATATCGACCATCGATCGATCCACCTTTCAGAGTTGCAAGGTGCGTTGCACTATTAGGACACTTCACCTCAATCAGGCCATCCTCCCCGACTAACCCATCAGGCGATGCTCCCGACATGGCAATGCTTGGATGATCCACAAGGCCAATCGGATTCACAATGACGTCTTGAGCCATCTCATAGGCATTGATTGCGATGGGCTCATTGTCGATGCCATGTTGCATAGCATCGTTGGTGTAGCCCTCTGTAGGACGGCCCGTAAGGCGTTCGCAGAGAAGCTGGGCTAGATAGTTAGCCCGCGTCACTGATGGCGCTCCTGCGCGTCCTGAAGCCATTACATCGGCAATCTTCGAGGCAGTCACCTTGCCAAGACGAGCAGCAAACCATTCGGGAGTGCGTTGGTCGATCATTGGCCACCTGCCAGCTTCTTTTTCGCAGCATCTTTAGCTGCAACGACAAGGTTCATAATCTCGGTCGGTTTGACTTTGACGTCATCCCAGATCGTCTTGAAATAGGCGGCCAGTTCGTCAACGGACTGGCATTGATCCATGCACTCGATCCAATCTGCGGCATCGTTCCTGTCCGCGTCGGTTACCTTGACAGTTTTTGCTGATAAGGATCCAGCTGTTCCATCGTCGTCGTCAGCAGCCACACCGGCAATAGCCATAAGCGAGTATCGGCGGGCGTAAGTAATGGTTGAGCCGATAGCCTGCGGCGTGTTCTGCGCGGGCTTCATCGTTAGCTCTGTGCGGATTACACCGCCTGCCTTGTGGCATAGCAGAGTGACAAGCGTCATGCCGTCTGCGCTGGTTTCTGGCATTTGGATCACAGCAATGCCTTGCTCAGACAAAGGCGGCATTACCACTTCGATCACGCTGGCGAGTGTAGCATACTTGCCGAAGTTGCCTTTGCCTTCCCTAGCGATGGCTCCCATGCCAGACTGGGCTTTGGATAGTGCATCGTAGAGCGCGCTCATTGCGCCTGCTTGGTTTGTTTCGTCGCTCATTTCTTTTTCTCCTGTTTCATTTCTTGTTTCAAGTGTTCGGTGCGGGCCTGTTCAAGATAAAACCGTGCGCGCATGATGTTTCCTTTCTTAGCACGGGCAATGCGGGCCGAAGCCTCCTCAAGCCGTGCCGTTGCCTTTTTGAGTTTATTCAATTTGCCCTCCTTCAAAGGTAATTGACTTTTAGACTTATTGCCGACTATAAGTCAATATGTTTTCTTAAGGAGCAAATATGACAGACGAAGAAAAGACAGATGCCGTGATTGCAGCCATCCAGAAGGCGCTTCGAGATAGGCGTGTAAGTGTGGTTGCTGACGTCACCGGCCTATCAATCAAGACCATCCGAAATGTTCAATTTGGTGGCGAGAACAAACCAAACAAAAGCACAATCGCCATTCTGGCCGACTATCTTAAAATCGAGGTGCAATAATGTCATCAGTCAACAAAGTCATTATCGTGGGCAATCTTGTTCGCGATCCAGAAACCAAGTCCTTCCAATCCGGTGGCAGCATTGCCGAAATTACTGTGGCGACAAGTGAGCGGTGGAAAGACAAAGCTTCCGGGGAACAGAAAGAGAAGTCCGAATTTCACCGCGTTATCATTCGCAATGACAACCTTGTCCGTTTTGCTGAGAACAGCCTCAAAAAAGGTGCCAAGGTTTATGTCGAGGGCCAATTGCAAACCCGCGAATGGCTAGATCAAGCTGGCGTCAAGAAATACGCGACTGAAATTATGGTTAGCAAATTCAGGGGCGAAGTCGTGTTGCTGTCTGGCGGCAAGGATCGTGATGCACGGCCCAGCCAGGAATCAACCAAGCGCAGCTTTGCAGATGATCTGGAGGACTGGATTCCGTTTTGATCGATGCAAGTTTACAGATCGATGGAAGGCTAGTAAGGTGCGGGCGGGGAGGTAGTGAAGCACCTCGACCCGCCCTGTCACACGGAAGATTTGAAGGAGGAGATCCGCATGAGTAAACAGCCCCTATCATTTAACGATTTTGAACGCAATAGTTTGCGCGTATTTTGATATGACGCGAGCAACCCATTTCCCATTTTATCCATCAGACTGGCTCGGCGGCGTTGCAGGAATGAAGCCTGCAGAGGTCGGCATCTACATCAACATCGTTGCTATGATCTACGATGCAGGCGGCCCAATCAAGCTTGATGAGGCAAGACTAGCCCGGCGAATGTGCTGCCCTTTAGTGACGTTCAGATCCATTTTATCCGCTTTGATTGGTGATGAAAAGCTGACGTTTGAGGACGGCTTTATATCCAACATGCGTGCGGAAATTGAATTGGAAAAGCTGAGTCATAAGCGCCTCTCTGCCTCTGCAAGTGCTGCGTCTAGGTGGCAAGAAAAACCAAACAAAACAACAGGCGTTAGTATGCGAACGCAGAGCGAACGCAATGCTAACCAGAGCCAGAGCCAGAGCTATAAGAAAGAAGAAGATAAATCTTCTTCTAAAGAAAAACGGGGAACACGTCTTTTTCAAGATTGGATTCCAGATCAAAACCAAACCAACGAGGCGGCAGGAATGGGCCTCACCATGCAGGAGATTGACAATGAAGCAGCCAAATTTCGAGATTACTGGATTGCAAAGAGCGGGCAATCAGCAACCAAGGTCGACTGGTCAGCAACCTGGCGAAACTGGTGTCGGAACGTCATTGAGCGCCGTGGTGGAAAAGCTGGCAAGTCAAACCCCGTTCGAGACGATGGCAAACCTCAAACATTCCTTGGAGAAACGTTACGGCTTATCAAGGAGCGTGAAGGCTACGGTAATGGTGGGTGAACCTGATTACGCGATGGTGCCAA